AATCTGGTTTACCATTAGGCATATATTTAAAATACATGCGTTGCCAATGCTGGAAAATTATTTCTATCATTGCAAATAGTTCACTTGCAAGATCACTTTTCTTAAAATAAAAGAATGCTGTATATACATTTGGCAAATTGTTTGCAGTAAACCATTCTCTGTAATAGTCACTAGTTACAACCTCTCCTCTATATGTTCTAACTTTTGTAGTTGCCCATATATCACGTTGTGACATAATATCCCACCAATGGCTTACATCTGTAGGAAAAATCATATCAGTATCGAGTATTACAGTCTCATCATACGGGGTCATATAGTAATACTTCCACTTGTTGTTTATCTTCCATTGCTCGTCTTTTGCATCGTCTTGCCATGGTATATCAACAATATTATCAAAAACTTTTCTATGTTTTGCTGTAATAAGTTTCTTAGTTTTGGCGTCAACACATACTGTAAGATTGCTTACGACCGTCTGTGTTAGTTTTAAATTGAGTGCGAGTGCATACGCCTGCTCTAGATAATTAACATTGTCGTTATTTTGTGCTATAACTATATAACCTTTGCTCAATTACCATCTCCAAGGCAACATTGACATGCCAAACATGTTAAGAACAGTTTCACAAATAATTACTGTGATTGTTCCGCCTATAATTTGCCAAGTCCACCATTTCCATCCATCTAAACTGTCGCCCCATTTTCTTATCTTGCTGTTTCTTGCTTTGTCATAAGCACCACTCTTTTCGCCTAATTTATTTGCCCAGTGATTTGGGTCTACCCATTCTTTTAATTTAATTAAAGGCCAAAAGATTTTTTTCATTACATCCATTGCTTTGGTATCTTGAAGCACTACATTAAGATATATTGCTCCCCCAAACAAGGTCAATGCTATTACAGTTATTATAAAATCTTCCATTGTTATTCCTCTATCTTCTTCCAAGTTTCTTTGAACAAACAAAAACGTTCTTGTCCATCATCTGTTTTGTATATAAACTGCATTCCTAACATTTGTATTACAGTACCTTCAAACTTACCGTTTAAACTGCATGTATGCTCTATGCGGTCTCCTAATTCTGGTCTCTTTTGTTTACCCAATTGTAACCTCTGCTTCTGTTTCTATTACTACTCTAGCACCACATGATAGCAATGGTTTGTCGTTACCACCATATACAATTTTACTTGGCCCGTGTATTTCTACACTATGTCCATATGTATTACTACGGCCTTCCTTGACTGTAATCACAGGCTCGTTAGTTCCGTGTTTTTTATTTGCACGAATCTTGTGCATGTTTACATGTATATATTTCTTTGCCATTATATAATGCTCCTTGCATTTAAATGCGGTTCTATAAATTGTTCTGTATATTTTTTATGTCCTTCTTCCGACGGATGTTTATCGTCGTGTTCTTGCAATAAATTTTCCTCTTTACACCACTCATACATTCCTGTGCTTATAAATTTATCCCAATTGATTAGTTCGTATAACCATTTTATATTTTCATTATTGATGTTAAAGGTTAGACTATCGTCAGTGAACCCACTCATAAAATAATCTATATTATGTAATTCTAAAAAGTTTTGTGTCCATAATATATTTTCTAATGTTGTTATTTCGCTAAATGTTCTGTTATTAAAATTTTTATACCAGGCAGTATTTAAATGTTGATATGGAAAATTTTCAATAGTGCTTGTTCCAGGCGATAAATTTATCCAACCACCCATATCTGTATATTGTGTATTAGGATGCAAAACATCTATTGGAGTTCTAATAAAATTTCTAGGTCCTATAGGTATATTAAATTTTGCAGGACGCCTAGCATCCTCACTATAAAAAGCATGCCTGTCTTGACCACTCCACATAACACCAACAATTAAATCTTTGCTTTCTTTTAAAAACTCTGATACACCATATATCAAAGTTCTTACTATCATAGAGTTGCCGGTTGCAAAAAACCCATAGTTGATTAAGTTTAAATTATACTTTGTTGCTAGTTGCTGTGGCCAAGCATTAAATTTTTTATCTATACAAGGCAACTCGGTTTGTGTAAAAGAGCAACCAGATGTAATAAGAGTTTTATGTGACATGATTTATCAACTCCTCACTTACTCTGTTTATTGCCCATTTATTCATAACATGAATATCCATCTCCCTCCACTTACATAAGACGAAGTCGCCTAAACTCTTTGGCTTTTCTAAATAGAAAAGGATTTCATTCTTTCGTGGTGACGAATGAATGTCATCGGTATCAAAGGTCTTATATAAGGAAGGGATAGGAAGTTGTGGTATAGCCTTATCTACAAACCCACCTAACATGTGAGCGGCTACACTAAAACTGTAATCATTTCTATACAGGCTCCCTGGCCATCTGTATAGATCTTGATAGTAATTGTTATTATCTCTAACGTGTTTTACTGTGTTAAAAAATTGTTCTGCGTAATTAGATTTCTTAAAGTATACTACTGTTGCCCAATACATTTTGATGCCAAAAGGTGATAGCCTTTTTAATGATGGGTCATTTCTATCAGACATGATGTCTTCATAATGCCAATTCATCATTAGTTCATTTTCGTGACCCCAACAGTTATTTAATGTATTACTTAGTATTAAGTAATCAGCATCAATTAGTATGGTTTCATCATACGGACTTAAATCGTATGCATCACATCTGTCTACATTGTAAAATGGCAATGTTTTATTTGTGTGGCTAGTATCTTTGTATAATCTTCTGTTTGCATTCTTAAATGCTTTATCTTTTTCTGTAAATACAATATTAGATACTGCATTATCAATAAATTCTTTACCTACATTTTTTACATTGTAATCATAACTAAATTTATTAGTTACCACAGTTATATCATGTATACCTAAATTCTCTTTGATATAGTATGCGTTGATTACTGCTAACTTGAAATAATCTATTTCTTCGTTATTGTGTGCAAATATTAAAATGCCTTTAGTTGTTGTCATCAAGTTCTAAATCTATCAACTTATGAACTTTTCTACTTTTCTTTAATTTTGAATATTCTGCATGATATTCATTAGTTGCTTCAAAGTAACGTGATAGAATTTCCTCTAAAAAATCTTCTAGATCAGTGATCTCTATAGGGTTATTATACACGTCTAATAGTACGACACTATCTTCCTTTCTTTTGATTAGCATTTCAATGAATGTTATTAAGGAATGATCAACAATGAAACTTCCACCATTGATACTGTAGGTCAATAAGGTTTGAACTTTTGACTTTAAATTGTTGTGTTGTATGTTTAGAGTTTGTCTGTAATTAGCAAACTCTAATGCTTTTGTGAGTTTAGACGTCATATCAATATTTATCCGGTCAAAAAAAAGCCAGTTACTAGAACTGGCTTTAAGATTTGTTTATTATTTTTATAGTTCGTTTGTTGTTGCTGTAGTTGGTGCAGATATAACAACACCGTTATTTGCACGTTTAGTTTGGATAGTACTTGATATTGTACCGTCTACACTATCAACGTATCCAACACTATCGTCACTGTTACCGTCAACCCCGTCAGGACCAAGACCATCACCTAATGCGTGGTCATCTCTCATTGTAACTGTGAAAGTTAGCACTGTTGGGTTAGTTGTGCTGTTCACTTTCCCTTCTATTCTATAATAGTTACTTGCATACGCACCTGAACCATACTTAATATATAGTTGCTGATTACTTGTGGACAATTCATAAAAACCTTTACCTGCACTTGTTCCTGTTGAACCTGAGCTTGTTAAGTTGTTTAAGTTAAATGTCAATGTTCCCATTGCACTTAATAGTGATGTCCAGTTTGCATTCTGGGAACCAATTGTTCCTGCGGTACTACCTGATGTACCACCACTTCTTGCACCTGTGAATAATACTTCTCCACCTGCATTAAAGAATGCTCTACAGTGTGCTTCACTACTGAATGTCATTGTAAATATATGATCTATTGCAGGAGTACCTGAACTACCCCAAGCACTTGTTCTTGTACTTGTATCTGCGGCATCTGTTGTTAAACTTCCTGAAGGAACACTAAGTCTTGCATCATATACATCTTTGACATCATCCATTAAGTTACTCCAGTCAGTTGCTGTGATACTACCACCTGCAACTTCGTCTGAACTACTTGAACTATTTAATGAATGGCCTAAGAATGTCGCTAAAGCCTGTACTTCGTCCTGTAAGTTTTTGTAACCGTTATCAGTGCTACTTGCTCTTACAAGTTCTCCTGTTGCGGCATCTAAACTACCGATTGATTGGTTGTAGCCATATATGCTACCTGCACTATATGTTCCTATTGTGTGGTCTGCTGGTGTGCCTAATTGACGATAGACATTGTTTTTCATGTTATCGTAATCTGCGTTACCTATAACATCTCCGGCAACAACCTGTGTCATTGTATATCCGCCTGTTACTGATAATGTACTTCCGCTAGCCATATTGTCTCCTACGTATTACTTATATTTATCTATTTAATTCCTATTACGGCTTCAACGGTACCCATACCGCCGTCTTCTTTATCTTCGAGACTTCTACCAATAATAGATCTTGCATCGTAATTGTCTGAACCTAAAGCCCAAGCATATCCAGGCTCATCACTTGAAATAAGTCTTTCACCTTTCTTAACTTTGCCAATTACTTTAACAGGACATCTTCCTGCTAATGCTACTGGTACACCTTCTGCTTCGCTGTTCATTAAATAAGCAGGAGCAGTAGATACTACACCAAACACATCTCTATCTGCATGTGTTGTGGTTTGGGTTACCTCTGCATCTCCACCAATCTTAACGATTGTGCCTGCTTCATATTCTGAGTCTGAGGAATATATCTCAGCCAAGTCAGCATATTGAGCCTGTGTTGCTGTACCATTAAAAGTTGTTGCGTAAACGGTATTCCATTTGCTACCACTTGCGCCTAAATTTAAATTATTGTTTGTTGCTGGTAATATTTCACCAAATGAACCACCTGATATTTTGCCACTTGCTGTTACGTTAGTTGCACCTGTAATAGCACCACTACTTGCAGTTAAAGTACCGTCAGTTAAACTTCCACCAGTTACTGCTCCTGAGAACGTACCAGTAGTTGCTCCACTTAATGCACCTGAACTTAAAGTTGCTGTACCATCTGTAAATGAACCACCTGATATTTGGCCACTTGCTGTAACACTACCTGTATCAACTGTTGATGCGTAAACAGTATTCCATCTGTTACCACCTGCACCAATGTTATAATTGTTGTTTGAAACTGAACTTATATTACCTGCTGTTACTGTACCACTAGTTGTTGTAAATGTTCCGTCTGATACTGTACCACCTGATACTGTACCACTGAATGATCCAGTTGTACCACTAATAGTACCACTAAATGATGCACCAACACCGGCTGTAATACTACCACCGGTAATAGTCAATGTGCCATCAGTTAAACCACTGCTATGTGTTGTTTCAGCACTAAACGTTTTAGAACCTGCAATACTTTGTGTACCACTTGTTCTAACTACTGTACTGTCAACTGCAACTGTTTTAGGTGCTGATCCATCGTAAGTAAATGTATCTATACCATCACCATCTGTGATAGCATTTGCAAGTGCAATGTTTTGCAAAGTACCTGTACTTGCATCAAATATTACTACACCACTGGTGTCTTTAATATCAAGTCCACGCATACCAGTTGAATCAATTCTCTGGTTAGCACCATTATCAATAATTACATTTGAACTGAATACTTGTTCTAGTGGATTAGTGTTACTACCGAGGCTTTCTACACTACCTAGACTAAAACCTGCAAGGTTGCCACCTAAAACAATATCTTCAACATATAATGTTGTTACTGGTAAAGCATTTGAACCTAGTGTTAGGTGTGCATTACCATCAACTGGTAAAACACTGTGAACAATGTTAGATGTTGATGTTGGATCACCAAATACAATGTCACTACCTAGATATAAGTTATTAAATCTGTTTGAAGTATTACCTAAGTCAACATCATCTGTTGAACTTGGTATAATATCTGTACTTCCTGTGTGGTATACGTTTGCGGCTGTTACATTAGAACCACCAATTAAAAGTGAGTTGGCTGTATCTGCCCAGTATGCCACGTTTGCTAATGGTACTGCTGTTTCTGAATATGCTTGTCTTAAGTTAAGACCTTTTCTAATTGTTAAACCAATACCATCGCTATCGTTAAATTCTGCTGTTAAATCTCTTGTGCTAACGCCATCAATGTCTGTGTTCTGTAATGATGTATTACTCAATGTAAATGAGTAATCACTGAATACAGCCATTATAGTTTCATTTTCTGTATAACCTGTATCAGTACCATCGTTTACATAAACGAATGCCAATACAGCACGTTTAACACCTAAGTTATCTTCTAAATAAACTGTTCTTGTTCTAGTACCATAATTCGAACCACCCTTAGATGCTGAATACTTACTAGATACTGTTCCTGGATAAGATGTTTCTTTCCAGTTTGATCCATCAAAAATTCTTAACTTGTTGTCAGTTGTGTTAAAGTATTGAGTTGCAGATGCAACATCGGTTGATGGTTGAGAAGAACTAATTAGAGGAGTTAGTCTTGCCCATACCAAAGTACCGTCTTCATCTTTGTACACTCTCATGGTATTGTCACCTGTACTATACCAAAGTTGTCCTTCTAAACCGGTTTTACCTCTTGCTACTGGAGATGTAGAACTTGCAAAGTTCTCCAACATCCATAATGTATTTTCTACGAAAAACTGTCCATACCCTGAAACGTTTCTACCAACAAGTGCTACACCATACTTAGTGTTTACTTCACCGGTAGCAACTGTAATAGTTGTATTTAGGTCAGTTGTTTTAACTGAATAAGTCATTTACCATTTCCTCTAATTTAATTGTATCCTGACAGTATAAACAATTTCTATTTCTCTATTTTTACTTTTTTGAACTGGGTGAAACACCACATGCGTAAGCATAATACTGTCATTTATGTCATTCGCAAAGGATAATAATCCCAATTCATCGAAAACGTACAAACCATCGTTTGTGGTACTTGTATCAAATGCATCAGCATCACTAGGTTCGTTGTAACCTAATGTACAAGTAATCTTTAAGTCTGTGTAACTGGCACCAGGAATAACTTCAATTTTATCTGTTTCAGTACTGTTACTAATAACTTTTTGATATGTTCTACTATATAAAGAACCACTCGATTCGTAACTTTCGCTAACTCTTGGCGACTTGTAAATTACTTTACCTGCTGAATCAACACTAGTTGCACCATTACCAAATGCCATAAAGTGAATGTAACTATCACCTAGTTTGTCATTTAATGCTTTAGCAATAAAGTTTGCCATATTACCGTAGTGAATAGCATTCCTTTTGTTTACTAATTCTTCCCCTGATTCTTTATCACGTATTAAAATATGCCCTGATACTTTTATACCCATTTGATCATCTGCAGGTTTTTGAGTTTCTTTTTTATTTTTACTTAAATCGCTCATGCTGTTATTTATCACTTTTTGTTAAAAATAGTTTTAATTATACGTTTTGTATAAATCCTATAATTGTGTCCGTTGTTGGACTGTTTGTGGTATCCGTTATACTTACACCATCTTGCCCCAACCAGTTTGCTATTTGTGGATCACGTGCGCCTTGCAATGCAATATTTTGTGACTCTTCGCCGTTAAATATTTGTGCGCCACTTTCTATCAATGGTTGTGCTGTTGTTCCTCTTGTTCCTCTTACAACACCTAATAACTTATTATTTGCAGTATCAACACCTGTATATTCTATTCTTTCTGCACCAATCCAAATAATACCTTTATTAGACTCGTTTCCATCTGGTAGTACTGAAACATCTGCTACACTTATCTCATTTTCCCAAATGTTTACATTTGCACTAACTGTTGTAAGTCCTGTTAAAGTTTGTCTATAAAAATCTGTTTTACCAAATAAATCCATAAACATTCTATATCTTATTGATTTAGAAGTTGATACACCTGGTAAAGTTTCAATATCTGCATTTGATGTATGTACATTTATTACCAATGTTTCTAGTGGTTGTACTACTGCAAGTTCTTCTGGTCTATCAGGACCATGTCTTGATTTTAAGAATGTTACAGCATCAAAACCGTATACAGTTTCGTTATCAACTCTGTAATTTACATTACCTTGTGTTTCTTCATTTAATATTCCAATAAAGTTTTCAACGTCTACTTCTCTGTCCCAAACTTCGCTATCCCATGAATAAAAATCAAATCCTCTTGTATTTGTGTAATAAGTGGTTGGATGTGTTCCAGGAACTATATCAGTAAACACACTTGCATCTAATTGTCTACCTTGGAAGTCACCGCCTATCTTAGTTTTTACAAGAGAGAATGTGTTATCTAAATTACCAGAATCAACCATGCTAGTAATTGTGTTTACATTTGTCATTACAGTTGCATTTGTAAGTACACCTTCTCCAAATGTTGATTCCATATCATGTGTAAACTGTGAAATAATTTCTGGATCAAACTTAAACAGTCTATCACTTGCTGTCCAACTTAATTGTGTATTACTAATATTTGCATTGCTGTTTTGCATAATGCTTACAATATTTTTTGCAATACTGACATTTATTGTTTCTTTAGTTGGGTCAAAACCATCTATTACACTAACTTCTATAACATCACCTGCACTTACTGTTTGGAATTCTGAATTACCTGTCTTGTTTAATACTATAACATTGTTTGCACTATCAAACGTGTAGTTAGTTGTTGAAATATTACCACCGGGTGATGTTATTATATTACCATCCGGTGCAATTCCAATACTTGAATTTAAGTTAGTTGAGATAGTAGGAACAACTTCATCATTTCTTTTAACTACAATTCTATCTGCTTCAGAAGGTACGAAGTTAAGTGACAACGCATCAATATCTGTTGACGCCACAAATGTTTGTGTTTGCATACCGCTTGAGTTTTCAAATAGGTCTGCTTTTACTCTATCAAATACAATCTTAGTATCTACACTTCTAATTGGTGCATTACTGCTTACAAATCCTGCATAAGTTGAATCTGTTGCTAAAATATTTGCATCAGCACTTACACTATCATCAAGTACTCGAACATCTATTGTTTCGCTATCAAAATAAGGAGGTCTATCAAAGTCTGTGCTTGTTCCACTTACTATTTCTGTTGCAGGTTTTTTAATATCACTGTAGTTTTGTATCTTACTGCTGTACGGTTTTACTTCGTTAAAGTAATCAATTGCTTTATCAAAGTTATCAACTTTAAATCCTTTTAGTGGAACTAGGTCTGTTTCTTCTTTAACAATATTTAGATAAGTTGTTTTGAATGCCCAGTTTAATTCTGTTTGTTCTGAATATGCATACTTGACCATATCAAAAAAGAATCTATTCCAATATACTCTACTACTACCAACAAACACGTTGTTATATAATGCTAATAGTACGCTTCTAATTTCTTCTGCAATAGGATTAGACTGTTGCTCTTTGTAAACTTTTTCGTTCCATTCAACTGTCTCATCTTCTATAGCGATCAACTTAAATGTATCTGTTGACTTACTGTATTCGTAAAGTGAATACTTGCTGTTTGAGTTACTTTGTACTTGTATAACTGATCTATCTAGAACATTTTTTAATAATTCTAGTTGTTTTGTAGTGGCTACTTTTCTTAAAGGTTTGTAATCACTATTATAATAAATTTTAGAGTTAGTAACTTTGTCTGTTCTTAGTTCTTCAAACCAGTTTACTGTGTCTAAATAATTTAATGTTGTAGGTAAACTATTTCTCCAGTCATCAAAAGTTGAATCCATTTTTAATTCTTTAAATATAGAATTCAAAGAATTAAACATTTGCTTTCTTGCTTCTTTGATATATTTAAACATGGTTTGTCTAGGTCTATAAGATGAACCATAACGTTCGGCTTCACTTAAACCTTTAGCCGGAACATCTTCGCCCAACCCATTTATACCTGCTAAACTATCAATAAGTTTTACACTTAATTCACTAGGTATGCTACTGTTCTTATCACCTTCACTTGCTAATTGCCATGAAGTATGTTGTTGTGAATGCTTTTCAGGGCGTCTAGTATAATTTAAACTCAAAATACTATTTTCAGTTTTAATTAAATCGCCTAGCATGTTTATACCCATTGCTTCTGGAGATACCATAGCAAAGTATGGTAATCGTTGTCCTTCAGGATTACTTAATAGGTTTACAAGTTCAACTGTGCTTCTTTCTCTACCATAATGTGCAAATGCCTTAGCATCAACCGTGGTCTTACCTTCAACCCAGAAGTAATAGTAGTCTGTTAGTTTACCTTTATCATTTGCTCTAGTTTCTAATATAAAGTTAGGTGCTGAACCATCACTGGGTGTAAGTGCTTGAACACCATTACTGATGTTTTGTAAATTAAATTCTTCTGGTGTTAGTAAACTTTCTATCCATTCAACAATCTCAATCTTACTATTGGGGAACATGCTACCCCAATTTCTTATTCTTTCTTCGTTATTATATCCGTATATATCATATGTACCAGCACCTTGCTCGTACCATTCGTATTTAACTTTGCTGGTATTCCACCATGTGGCACCAACTTGTTCTTTACCAAATTTGGTATATGCAGGATTATATACCACAGGGTCGTTTTCAGACTTGAATATTATTTCTTTATCAATAAACCCAGGTATAATTCCTTTAAATGGATCATATAAATTTAACTCAAATTCTTTTTGTGCGGTATCTTCGTCATATGTGAATACATCTTTAACAAATTTAATATCTGCTAATTTTTCCTGTTGTCTAATAACTGTATTGCTTTCTAAGTATGCCCAGCCACCTGTTGTTCCGTAACTGTCAATCCATGCATTACTAATATTTGCTAAATCTAATCCTGACTCAGTATCATGTCTCATGCTTTCTAATACTAATGGTTTAACATATTGTCTATCAACATCATCACGTGTAAATTGTATAGCATCGCCAGTGATTGTAGTAATATCGTATTTAAACATATCTTGAGACTGTGTTATGTTACCCAAGTTCATATTAAAGTTCCAACCATTTTGCCATGGTTTGTTTCTTACGCCTCTTCCGGCTGCTCCATTAAATGGAAAACCATCAGCCATTTGTTGTACTGAAATTGCTGGGTTTACACCGGAACCATCGTTGTTTGTAACTTCAATTCCTGGTCCACAATAATATGTTCCTGGTAAAACACCTAGGATGTCTAGCAAACCTGGATTTAAATTATCATCAATTTCGATGCCCATTAGTGTTGGAGAACTTAATACTAACTCACCAATCATTGCACCATTAGGTACACCACCTCTACCTAAACCACTATTACCGAGACCATCATCACCTAAGTTAGCATCACTTGGAATAATATTACCATCAGCATCTCTGTATATAACATCAGCCGAAAATAGAGGATTACCATTCTCATCTAATTCAGAGAATAAAGAAATATCATCTGCTAATTGTTGTTCAGGAGTTGTTGCATAAATTACTCCATTTGGTAAACCTAAGTCTGTTAAAGCATTACCTTTCTCTGAGCAACTTGGAATTTCTCTTGCTGTTAAGAATATTCTAGCACCAAATCCTGCGCCTTTGTTAGCGGCGTCTCCGTATGCATTATCTATATGACCACTGCTACCAAGTATCTCACTATCTGGAGTTCCTGATTGTGGTCGTTTAATATCATACTCTAATGGTACACCACTATCCAAATCACTTGGGAATATTTTATATATACCTCTAGTGATAATTTGTATATCTGTAATTTCACCATCTGGCCCAACGCCGTTTACAACAAATCTTGCAGGTTTTTCTACTGCTGGGTGTTCTACTTTAGTTTTTGCTGATACACTTGCATTTCTACCGGTACCAATTATTGTAATTGTTGGAGGATTATCCATGCTATAACCATCTCCTCCGGAGGCCAATGGAATTTTTGTAATTGCACCAGAACCATCAACTTCGATGCCACTATAATCAACTAGTGCGCCTGTTCCAGGTTCACCGGTTTGTCCAATTACAACTCGTATGCTGTCTTTAACATACCCAAATCCGCCATTGTTTACTGTTATTGATTGTAATTCACTAGACGGTAATCCAACTACAGGTGTACCGCCCATAACTCTCAGTACATCACCTACAGCATATCCACTGCCTTTAGTTAAGCAAATACTTTGCTTATCATTGTTAGCCAATCTTTCTTCTGGTGTAATTGTGTCAGTAGTAAATGATGCCACACTAGTACCAACAATAGTAGCATTGCCACTACCACTTGCTGTATTTGTAAGTGTTGTTGGTCCTTGCACAACTTCTTTGTTGAAACACATTTGTTGATCTTTTTGTAATGTGTAATCTAATACTTCTTTGTATACACCACCAGCACAACCATTTCTAACTACCATTGGGTCTGCGGTTTTGTTTCTAATGGTCAAACATTTATCGCCTAATCCATCTGGTGTTACATGTACTGTTACTGATGTTACTTGACTTCTAATTTCGTTTGCTATTGCATCTATACTGGTAGCACCGCTTAGTGTTACTGATGTGCCATTTATATAAAATGTATCACCTTGCCCTACTGATTTAGTTTGTCCACAAACTTTAATTCTAGGTTTAGGTGTACAAACCGGTATCTGACTTGTATTTGTAGTACCACCTGTAGGAGTATGTCCTGTTAGTCCAATATGATTTGTATTACCTTGTCCTTGGTTTCCTGGGTTGGTATTAGTAAGTTGTGCTTGTGGACCACTAATCAGTGTACCACTCCAAGCATTACCATTTATATCTACCCAACCCAATGTTGGGCTCCATCCAGCCGTGTTTGCATTATATGAAGGATAACCATTAGTTAGTCCTGCTTGATACTGAGTATTATAACTGAAAGTACCGGCACCTATACCTGCGATGTTTACGCCACTAAAGTTAAAGGTAGTGTTGACTCCGTTAAAACCTGAACCATAACCACCACCAATTTGTAAACCACCTGGTGGGATAAAGCCATTGCCCCAAGGACCGGCTCCGTTTGCTATTACACCTGGATTTGCATTGTTACTAGGATTACCTACACTAGCCACACTACCTTGTAAAGGTACCCCATCGTCTGATGGATATTCTATTGCAAAATTGTATGCAGTACTTGTACTGCCATCTTTTTCTAATTTGATTGTTATGTATTGTCCGTTAGCAGGATAATATGTAAAACTTAACTTACCATTTTCTTTCACAAAGCCGTTGCCGTGTGTGGTATAATCTTGTATACCACCACTAAATTGAGTGTTATTTGAACCAGTTCGTATTCTATTATACTCTGTTTTATCTGTATCAGTTAGTTGGCTTAATGTACCTGCTACACCTGTGCCTGCAAGAGTTCTACCTGTACTACCTGCTGTTGTGCCTTGATAAACAGTCATTTTGTCTTTAGCACTATACATGTCGAATAATATTTTAATAGGCCATCCTGCACCGTTGTTATCATCAGTAGCAAATTTAAATCTAGTTGTCTCTGTTACACCCCTACCTTTTGTGTTACTAATAAATTGTGTGACCATTTTTACAGGTGGTACCGGTGGCGTAGGTGGTACCGGTGGCGGAGGTGGACAAGGTGTATCATTTTGAGTAATATCTATGATAGGACTAAAATCAGCAAATGATGTACCATTAGTACCTGCTGACGCATAGTTACCACTACTACCTGGTGCCTGTATTGTATTGACTACAGTAGTAGGCGGCGGAGGCGGATTATAAGTTGGTGTTGTAGGTGACTGGGTCGGTGGTGTAGATGATCCTCCTCCGAATGTTAGTCCACCACCACTTCCTGAAGTTCCTGAAGTTGGTGTTGTAGGTGACTGGGTCGGTGGTGTAGATGATCCTCCTCCGAATGTTAGTCCACCACCACTTAGCGGAACCGGAACCGGTGCGGATGGTCCTGAAGTAGTAACATTACCCGAGTTACCAGGATTTGGATCTACGAAACTATGCTGACCACCATTTAGTACTCTTTGAGCTAATCCGGCATAGTTATAACTATTTCTTAATGTATGTTGTTTACCTTGCAGTTTTGGATTTATTGTTCCTGCAGGTACTTGACCTAATCCAGCAAAATTTTGTAATCCGGTTCGATTGGCGGCATTCAATGCCGCGGCTCTTGCCGCCGCCTTTAGTGCTGGTGTTATAAAAGGAATACTAATTTGTATAGAGCCACAAAATGCTACTGCACCTTGTTTAATTTGTAATTGATAATTTATATCATCAACATACTGTTGTGAAGAATACATTGGGAAAGCAGTTGCAACTGGCATTCCATTTATGAAAATCTTACCTTTATGTGTTGAGGACAGGTACGCATTTCCTTCTGGGTTGCCTACTGTGAGTTGTGCAGAATTACCATATTCTAAATATTGTTTTTCTGAGACTGCATTAGCACTAAATGTTATACTGTTATTTGCACTACTGTCAGCATTGCCGTCTAATATTACAGTTGTGCCATCTACAGAAACTACTTTAGTTCCTGAAGCAACATCTCCACCAGACACCGAAACAAATTTTTGTACAAAATCGTTTTCACTAGCAATCACAATAGAGTTGCCTGTTCCAGTAAAGGTTGTTGTATATGTTACAGGTACTGGATGATCGTATCCGTATCCTTGTACTAATAATGTATTTGCAGTAGGAACACCTTTTGCTCTCCAGGCCCAGTTATAGTATCCAGGCTCTGCATAACCAATGTTTACTACATGCTCGAGTATTGTATCTTGTCCTGCAGAATCTATTGTTAAATCATGATCTTCTGTAAATGTTACTGTTACATAATTGTCTACAAGTGTTGCATTACCAAATCTATCTTCTGTGAATGTAATTGAAGAATTTGCACTACTATCAGCATTAGAAGATAATATAATATTTCCTCCTGCATCTATGTATAGTACTTTACAATTTGCCGCAACATTACCACCAGTTACCAACATACCATCTGTAATTGAACTGTTTGCTGTTGCTAATTGAATGTTAGCAGTATCTACACCTGTAAAAGTGCTTGTAATACTTAGAGGTGCAACATAATCGCCTGGTATAGAAATAGTGTTAGCAACACCATTTACTGTAATACCTTTGATTCTATGTACACCTTCAAACAGTCCAGCATTTTGTATTTTAACATCATCACCACGTGTTAGTATTGTTGTATCAAAATCAGTTGTGACTATTAAACCGTCTGTTTTACCTATTGTTAAATTTGCAGTTGATACATTACTACTTACTGTGGCATCTTCAATTGTAAATGTTGTTGTTGAAGATTCTGTTGTTGTGTATATTACACTTTGGCTTACAAATGTAATATTAGCACCACTTGATATGTTTGCATTTTGTGAAAGTGTAATTGTTGTACCAGATATTTGATTGACCTTGGTATTATTTTCTACACCAGTTCCAAGTACTGACATTCCATTTCTAATGTCTGTGTTAGCCTCAAGTAATGTTACTGTTTTACTATTAGTTACAGTACCCGATACTTCAGAAATAACTGGTACACTAGTATTTGCTGTACTTGACTGTGTTCCGTTAGTTGTAAATGCAGTAACATTTAGGTTGCTTATCTCGTAATTATTTCCGTTTAAGTTGCCACCTGAAGTATCAACAAAGTTTACATATGAACCATTTGTTAGTCCAGAAAATTGATTACTAAATGAAACTGTGCCATCTACAGTTTCCTGTGTTGTTACTATCGAAATTTCAACAATGTTATTACCTACTATGTTTGCGTTTGCAACAATACCTTCATTGAATAAAGCATGTGGCTGAATATTTAAAACATTACCACTAACATTAGGTTCTATTTTTTCTATACCAAGCACCATAGGTCTTGTGTAAGTGATATCTGTAACATCAAAAGAGTTTTTAACAACTTGCTCTTCGTTAAAGAATAATCCAACCGGTGTAGTCAGATCCATTATTGTATCGTCAAAGATTTTTTCACCGTCAGCATAACTCATTTTATCGTAGTATGCATTATAAATATTTTTATCACGTTTAAATGCAACAACATTATCATAGTATTTGTTTATGTTGTTTGCAGTATTTTCTCTGTTTCCATCTGTAAATTGCATTAAACTTTTGTTTGTAAAAAGTGATATAGATTGACTGTTTAAGTCGCCTTCCACGTATGCAACATTACAATTAGTATCAACTAGTTGATAAGCATTAAAATCGCTATGCTCATCGATAGCGAAATGTATTAAATCATTTGCTTGTGGAATTTTACTTGCTTTTCTAGTTGCTCTATCGAATAATTGTTCAAAGTTTTGCAAGTCCATTGCCTGATAATTTACATTGTATTTTGAAATATATCCTGCATTAGGTAATGGTGTATACTTACTGTCTACTATACCTAAGTGGCTTACACTAGACGTTGTTGGCCATAAGTCGTTAGTTGCCATATCAGTTGGTCTATGTATCATTCTAGTACCATCGTCAACGTCTATTAAAATTGTTGAATCTGTTTTAATATCTGGTGTAATTTCAAATGTTCTTATTTGCTTTAGTTTGGCCGCTAAGGCGTCATTTGCTGTGACTTTAATATTTAGAACACTACCGGGTAAATCACCTTGATATGTATCCTCAAAATCTAGAGTACCATACTCGACAACTTCAATTACTGAATTCTCATTTAATTCACCACCTGGTAATTTTGACACATCATAGAATGTAATAATATTATTACTACCTGACTCGCTTACAATATAACCTGCAACACTACTAGTTTCTAGTGCATCGTCTAATTTCTGTCCGTCAATGAAAACATCTAAATGCGGATATATTCCGTTTATAACTGTTCTGTTATCAATATCAATTAAATTAGTATTTGATACTCCGTCACTGACTGATGTTGGTACAAAATTAAATGATACATTACCACCTGTAATTCTACTGGTAGGTCTTATAGTTGTTCTACTACCTTCATCGAACACCCAATCATTGCCTGCTGAAGTTATGTTGCCGTCAACTGTTGCTATAATATCACTTTGTGCAGTACTGTTAGCAGTTTCAAAACTATATCGTTGCCTTGGTTGATATCTTCTTTCTTCTAATAAGAACTTGTTTGTGATATCATCAACAATAGCACTATTGCCCTGTCCAGAAAGTTGAAAATCATTACCTTGTATTTCTAGCAAATAATTGGTTGATGTAGATGTTGCAATTTCAACTGCTCTTGCTACAATATTAGCATTAGTGTTTGCAGTACTGTTGATTGCATTTGCAACACCAGTAAGTGTTGTAACACCCGATAAATCAATAAATGTATTTGCATTACCGCTAGGTGCAAAATGGTCTGTGATATGGATACCTGTTAAGGCATTTGCAAATGTACCTGAACCAGATACATAATCACTTGATATTGCATAAGGCTTACTAAAATATGTTGTAAGGTTTGCTGTAAGCAACTGTGCCGCAACTACTGTTACAGATGGGTTTATAGTATAGCCATAACCTTTTTCTGTAACTGTGACGTTGCTAATTGTTCCATCAGTGGATAAATTCACTATGGCTTCAGCAGTAGTACCTCCACCGTATGAGAAACTTCCTGGAATCTCTGCAGGTGGTGGTTCTATTTCAAGTATTGGTTTTGTATAGAATTTTGTATTTCTACTTAATACTTCTACATCATCAACAATACTAACTATATTTTCTGGGTATACAATTTGTACTAATGTTTTTTCACTTTTAATCTCGTCTTCATCAATTTTAACATCCAGTCTCTGTTTATTACCAGTGTCACCAAAATCACCAATTTTTAATGCCCATTGATCAAATATACTTACGTTACCAGGAATAAACACTTTGTCACTGTTTAACAAGATTTCTAAACTGTCTTTTGTACCTTTGTTTCTGATCATACCTTGATAGAAATCAAACTGGTTATCATCTACTAATTCAAATTCTCTAAGATATTTTCTTTCTTGATAACCATATTGTCTTCTACTTGCATCATAAACTTGTTTTTCTACTGGCATATAACCTATTTCGTTATATCTGCCAATGTCACTTGCAAGTGTATCAAAGTTTGGTTTTAATCCATTGTCAGTGATTATGAAACCTTCACTTGATAATGTTCCGTTCCAATTAGCAGTTCTCTTGCCTTTAATTTTTAAACGTTTTTGTCTTTGATTAAATACTGGATCATAAATTGTATCGCCAAATTGCGATTTGTTGTTTACAAGCATACTATGTTCTAATTCATTAGTATGTAATGTAATACCATAAATTTGTACTTCTTTATCAATTGTTTCGATCGTAATAGAATTATTTTCTCTAACAATTTCACAATCCCGAGGAGAAACCATTTTTCCTTCTTGATCTAATATACTAAATTGTCCTTTATAAGATTCTTGAATTCGATTTATTCTACCTGTAGTAGTAGCAAACGATACTTTGTTTGCCATAGGACTAAGATTTAATGTATTACCTGTTGACCATTTACCAATGCTCCAGAATAAGAACTGCTTACCTGAATATAACCAATCGTTTATATCATTTATTTCTGTGCTAAATTCACCAAAATCAAATCCTATTGATTGTTGATATCTGCCTAAACTGGTTAAGAAATCAAATAAGTCATTTACATTATAATAAACAGTACCGTATTCTACTCTTTCAACATTACCAGTTCCATCTAGATAAAATGTTGCTTCTGCTCCGCCTACGTTTGGCAATGCACTCATTCTTTGCCATACTGTTGTATCGGTCACTGCCGTACCTGCAGAAGCAAATGCTACTGCTCGATAATAATTGTAACCTGATTTAACTATGTTACCTTCGTTGTATTGTTTAGTTGTATCGTAATTACTAAAGTTTGCAGGTTCGCCGCCTACTGATACTTCTGTTTTTCTGCCTTGTTTATCACTAGGAATAATATCAAAGTATCTTTTTAAACTGCTGTATCCAGAAACTTTATATCCATTATTTGAAACTTTTTCTATAAGCACACCTGTATAATTGTTTGTTGTTGATACAGGACCTTCATGGATATCAATTTGTAAATCTTCTTGAGGTAATATTAAACTTGAACTATTACCTGTTGTACTATATGTATCACTGAATACAGTCATTGTATCTTTATCAATAAATCCAGCAAACTTATGTCCTAGTTTACCGTTGACAGATCTAAATGGTTTTGCAAATATAGATGTATTATTAAGGCCCTGGAATCTCAAATAAGAGTCTATGAATTGTGTATAACCAGTGTTAGTACATAATGTTTTACCGTCTGCCTTTATGTCGCCGTGTACAATAGCATTTTTGACTTTATATCTTTTGTTTGTATTTTTATCAACTAATTGGTTGGTGTTTGCAGAAACTCGAATAAGTTTTTCCGGTTCTGCAAACACACTGGCAAACTTACCTGGCTTGGTAAGAAATAGTGATTCTATAATTGCAAATGGATAATATTCAGAAATTTTCCATGCATTCTCTACTGGAGCACCGTCACTAAATTTCCAATTGCTACTTGCTAATGTTGAGTTAGCACTATATACTGTTGACTCTGAGTTGTCTAACGAATATGATAGGGTACCGTTTGTATTTAGAGTTTGTGTACCAATTAAATTGTTTGCTAAGTCTGGTGTATCTATAAACTTGCCACCAACTGTATAAGGATATGCTGGTTTGCTGTTTGCATCTATTGTTGCAACATAATAGTATGTTCCTGCAGGATATTCTGGTGTAACACCAAAACGTCCATTAAACTGATCAAGATCACCACTGCCTGGGTTATACGCATAATCTTCAATAAATTCACCTGTTGGTAAACCTGTTGCACCACTGGCTATATCAGATCTTACATCACTTCTTAGTTCGTAACTGCTTTCTATTCTTTTAATAGCACTACTGGCATTTGCACCATCAGTGTAGCCGTATGGACCATAAATTGGTAATCCGTCAAATGCCCATCCAACAATTGGTGAATGACTGTCAGTTGCCCAACTAGTCAATCCAACTGTTTGAGGACTAGGTTGTACATATCCGTAAATATTATTACTGTCTGGTGAACCACCAGCAGTATCTCTGTCAACATCATTTCTAAACATTGCATTGTAGTGCCAGTTACTACTATCTTCAAAGATAATACCTGTATTACTGTTTGTAATCATTGCACCGTTTACTGCTATACCTATTGCAGTATTGCTTGTTGATGTTGCATTTGCATAATCATTATAATATGCTAAATTTCCTGTTGCTATACCTGTAGCAAATTGGAAACTGTAATTGAATTCTGAGTCTACAATTTCATTTGTATTATTTGTAGACGGGAATGTTCCAGTGTCGTGTCCTGGAATATTATTTGTTGTAACATTTATAAATGTGTTACCTGAATTATTGTATTCACTTATTGATAAACCGTCAGTAGCAATAAATGTATTTGCATTTGCACTAGGTGTTCCTGTAACACTCTGTGACCAAGAAATACTTTTTGTTGTTGATGTAGTACTAATAATATTAGCAGGTGGTATTAGGTTGCCTTGTGCATCTACAGGTATTTCATATTTTAATCCAATTCTTCTAAAAGGATTTTTTCTAGTTTTATATCTATCATTTTCAATATTGGCTCTAGTGCCTTGTCTAATAATACCTTCCTCTAAATCTTTCCATAAGTCAGTGTTAGTTGAACCATAGTCTGTACCATACTGTTCTTCCCACCATGTTGGTTTTTTAGTGAAGCCTAGCATTTCCCATGGGTGTGTATGAGGTTTTTCTGTATCGTAACAACTTTCAAAAATACCTCTCCAATAAGCAGGTTTTACAGTATTGCTATTGTAATTCCATGTCCAAAAATCATCTTCTTTATAATATTCATTTGTAACAAAGTCTACTTCGTTTCTTGTAACAAATTTATTAAAACTTTCTCTTAAAATATTATAAAAGTCATTTCTTGAAAATCCTGTTGTTCTGAATCTACCTGGTCTAATGTCAAATACATTTAAGTCAGGATGTGATTCCTTATCTCTATAAACTTGTAATATTGTATTGTAAACTCTTCTTTCAAACTCTAATAATATTTCATCTTCTTTGTCGTTTACTGCTACATGCTTACTACCATCATGTCCAAGTACTACATTTATTGGCTCATTGAAAGTAGTATCCTTAAATATTTCTGGTTTTGTTACAGGATACAGACCCATTGCACTTGGTGTGGGCGGACATTGAGCACTTTCTCTGTTTGTATTAAAGAATCTTGCTTTTATTGTACTACCTAACGATAAAGTATAATTATCAGTAAATGTTAAAGTAACAATGCTGTTATCACTGTTTATGCTATAGTCAGTATCAATCAAAAGCATTTGATCTTTACCTTCGCTATCTGTTTCGTAAATGTAAACTACATTTTCTACTTTAGTCAAATCGCTATATCTAGATAAGGCATATTCTTTTTGATTTACGTTATTGATTACAATAGTTTCTTCGTCGTATCTATCACCAATTGCTAACATGTAACTATAGTCAAATACTAGTTTGCCTGGATTGTATGCTATAACATTTTGTATTACAAGTTCTAATATATCGCTGTTTGTTAAACCAATTATATCGTTGCCATCAATGTAACGTTTAATCTCTTTTCTTAATCTGTTTTTATACTTAATATACTCTTCTGCATTATATCTTATTGCATCGATAATATTAAAGTTATCATTGCTAACTAGGAAAGCCGCAGTTTGCAAGTCATCGTCTGACTGTACAATTTTGTCTGCATATTTTATTTCTTTTGTTAGATTACTAAAGTTATTACTTCCAAGAGGCTCACCTTCAATGTGCTCTTGGTTGTTTATTAAATTTTTAAAATGTTCGATGTATTGTGGTTCACTGATTTCAGATATATCTACTTTATCAGTGTTCGAATCCCAACTTAGAGGTATTTCATATCTACCAGTTCTGTTTTCACCTAATATATGCCCAGTACTTGTTTTTGTTTTAATATCAATTACATCATTTAATTTTAACTCAAAACTTGCAAACTGAATAGCAGTCAATACACTATTATATGTGAACGCCTTAGTACGTTTACCATTGATATAAACTCTTATGTCATTGCTATCTGTGGGTGTTGCTGATATATTATAAATTACAGTTTTTGCATCTACAAGATCTTGAGATATTTGATATCTATCTTCGACTACTTGTTCGAAAGGAGTGTTTTGTCCTCTCCACATAGTTCTATATTCTATGTTACCGTTGCTTAATCTTTGCTTGTAATACAAGTATCCATTTATGTAAGAGTTTGTTGTGCCACCAAAGGGCACATAACTAATTACGTCAGAACTTAAATTGTTGTTAAAAACAATTTCGCTGAAGTTATTAAAGTTTTTATACTCTAGAGGAAATCCTAAAACACTATCATTCTGTGTATTTGACGTTGCATCTTTATAAGAAAATAATTTTGTTCCTTTAAAAGATGATTTTGGGTATACCAAATCATCATCGACAATATTTCTATTACCGTCATATGCTTTAAACAATATAGGACTGTTTACCCTAGTTTTCTTTTGACCTAATATCCATTTTTTTCCATTCCAAAAATATTCTGTACCTTGATTTTGAGAACCAAACAGAATAGAAATACTATTACCAACTTCAGGAACAAACGGTATAAAATTACTATCGCCGTCTACTGCACCTACAGGGTTATTGTCTGCTGGTTTTCTTTTAAGTATAACTCTATCACCAAATGTAATGCTTTGCTGATCTGTAAGTGTTACATTTGCACTAGTTGTAATTATTTTAGAGCTAGTATCAATATCTTCAACTTGCACAGTAGTACTAATGCCATTGCCTGTAATAGTTGAATATAGATAAATGTCTGATATGTCGTCAACAATAAAGGTTGAACTATTTGATACACCACCTACAACTGTTTTAGTTGTTGATGCTTTTACAACATAAACATATTTTGCATTATCTTCTGTATCATCTGGTATTAAAACTAAATTTTCTTCTTTGATGCCCTGACTGTCAATTGGTGCTGATATTGGCCGGCCTTCTATTTCAGCCTTAGTATAACCTGCGGCAGATAAATCAGCATTAAAGTTTAGACCTAGATTACCAAAATTGTATACTTCTATATCTCTATCAAATTCTAAAATAGGTCTTTTTGCTCTGAATTCTTTACCTGGTAATTCAGAGCCCGAATCTATGAAATTGTTTTTATGATGCCAAAAGTTTATTCTACTCCAAATATTTTTATCTTGTGCACCACGTTGCATAAGAATGTAATCTGGTGTTTCCTGAGTGTTACCACCATCCCATGGTTCATTGTCGAATCCATATAATCCATCGTTTATATAAACCAAGAAGCCGTCTGCTTCTGAAACGTAGCCTTCCCAAAAAGGATTACCGTTTAAGTCTATATCTTGTAATGAATTGACTTGTACTGTGGACTGCTCACCTTCTGCATCAAAGTAGTAATATAAACCTGTACTAGTATCAAGATAACCATGTGTTGTAATAATACTTTCTGATACTGCACCTTGAGGTATGTCGGTTAAAATTAAGTTAGATTCACCTGTTATTATTTCTTGATCCCATGGAGAAAAAGAAGGAGTTGAAAAACTTGCTGAAAAATTTTGTTCCTTATTATGTAAAATAATACTGTCGCCAACACCTTCAACAATGTATCTATCGTCTTTGTATGTTTGAGGAATCACATAGTCACCTGCAAATTCCACCACTGCACCATTTTTAAATGTATAACCTGATGGATCAGTAAATGTTTTTTTACCAATAATATCTTTTAAAATGTTTATAGGTTGACTTGCTGTACCACTAACTACTATTGCTTGTGGTCCTTCTGGACTCCAAAAATATTCTTGGAAATTTACAAATTTATCTTCATCAATGGGAGGTAACAAACTGTAAAAGTTTGAACTGAATAAATTGTTTTGGTTTTGTGTATCGACACCATAACTTTTTAAAACATTTAAAAAGTCATCGTAGAACATTAAATTAGTACTTAATCCTGTTAGTTGATCTACACTATTGACTACTGGTTCTAAACTATATTTTTCTCTGTTAGGTGTGCTCTGAGGAACATATACATCTGTATCTGGGTTATAGTCGTCGAACTCTTTTCTTCCAATATATGCAGACAAGTTTTCAACATTTGCTTTGCTGAATAACTGTTCTACTGTACTTTCGAAAAAGTTTTTAACAGTAGTTGTCTGAATATTCGTTGGTAAGTCTTTATACTTTTTATCAGCCATTTATTTTAATATCCATTGCCTGATGAACCACCTGTGTTATCTGCTGAATTAGTAGACAACGTGTTGTTCAATGTAATTGTATTTCCTGTAGCATTTGTGGCTACACTTTGATCTAATACATAAGTTCCATGATAATGCATTATGCCATTTGGCATGTAAAACACTTTACCAAAGAATTCATGTGTATGACTAGTTCCATCTCCTGCAAAATCAGCCGCTTCTTTTGTTGCATATAATGGATAATATCCATTGATAGCATATGGTCCTACTTGACTTGTAGCACCGTCATATGTTGTTAAAAGTCCTGTTGACGATTTGTCTGGTCTAATATTAGATTGTGTAAGTTTGTCTACAACATCGATATCTAATATATTTGCAGTACTTATAAATAGTTCATCAGCATCTGATTTAACCTGGAATAAATCTCCAAATACACCACTAGCAGTTTTTGGTACTATAACAATACTTCCTATTGCATTACCTACTTGCTGATGTATGTAACTACTTAATTCTGTAAAGTAGAATGTATCACCAAAGTCCCAATTTTCAATATTAAAATATCTATTGACTGCGGCAATAACTTGTGTTCTTATTTCGTTGTCACTTAGACTTGTTCCTGGAAGCCTAACAACTTTAAATCTTGCTTGTAATTCTGGTTCTGCATCGTCACCAAATAATAATTTAAATTTGCCACTTCTAAAAACTAGTTGATCACTTGCTGATTTTAAATCATTTAAATGCATAAACTCTGTTTCTAATTCTGACGGAGTTGGTGGTGTAGGATAATCTGTACCTGGCACATTTAAATATGATTGCATTTTGTTGTAATATGTTGTTGTTAAAATAAACATTTCGTGTATATTACTAATACTAGGATCTATTCTTACACTATTGTCTGCAATGTGAGTCCATTTAAATACAACTGGTTGTTGTCTTTTTGCATTTGTGTTTTGTGTAAAACTTCTTCCTTTTTTAGCAAAATGAGATGATGATTCATAATGAGACACTCTCTGTAAATTTGTACTACTTTTTGACATTTGATAAACTTTACCATCTGCTTTTGCATAAACTTTTTTGTTATGCAATTTACCAATAGTGTTATCAAATGATGTATTAGGGTTTCCAGAACCTTCTATGACTGATTTACTTTTAACCAAGTAGTAATCATAATCGTTAGTAGAATGTACAGTACCTGTATTATTTTCTGCATCACCAATACTGTTTCCGGCAATTCTTGAATAGTCTGAACTAAAGTTTACGCCGCTTTCTTTTCTTAAATCTAGTATGCCTGCTTTAACAGGTCTTGTATATGAATAACCATCAAATTCTTCGTATTCTTCAAATAGTACTATATCATCGCGACCTACAAAATCCGCAAATTGAATAGGATTGTTAGGTGCATCTCCACCTTCAGTGTTTGTAGGTGTTACTTTTACTTTTTTAGGATCAGTGAACCCATCTGGATATGTAAAGTTTCCAATAGCACTATAAATGATTGGATTTTCTAACCTTGTTGTATCGGTTACATATCTAACTTCTATAGTATCACTTCTATTTTGTCTTGCAGTACTATCAACGCCATAGTGTTGTCTTTCATCTAATCTAATTTGTAGGTTACCTGATTGTGTTGTTACATTACTATCGAGTAAATATAATCCAAAACCGTCGCCGGCGGCACCTGGTCCTAATGTTCTATTATTGTTAAAAGACGTACCTTCTTTATTATATGAATAAGCAATATTACCGTTATTGTCTAGGATGTTTACTCCAAATGTAGCATTTGTAAACGCCACATTCACAATTGGTAAACTATCAATTAAACCTGAGTTTTTTACTACAACAACATTTGCATCGTCTGTTGTGTTTGGACTTGTGCCTAATTGCAATGTGATTTCGTCTACAAATTCTCCACTTGATGCTGAACCTTCTTTCCATAGTCCAAAGTTAGATGTAATACTGATTTCTAAATCACTGTATTCTATGTTTCTAGAAATAAGAGGTATGTTATCAAACGTATCACCTGTACTTACAAGATACCACTTATCACCAATGTTATTATCGTTTGTATCTCTCCATTCAAACACTTCGCTAAAACTTGGTCTTACATTTAATGTTGTAAGTTCTACCGTATCATATAGTGCTAAACCTGTTGCACTATCTTGTATTCTATTTGTGTTTACATTATAAAATCTAACTTCTTCTAGGCTTTCAAAAATAAATTGTGTTCCTCTGATTTCTATATTGTATCTATATGCTGTAGAATCAATTGGTACATAAGTGAATTTTAAGATCCAACTTGCATCTGCTTGTCCGCCTGTTTCGTCTCCAGCATTTGCAATGTTAAACTCGACTTGATCAGATAAGTTATTATTTTCTATAATGTAATATCTATTGTCAGCAGGATCAAATCTCAATCCAAATGTTCTTTTACTTGCTAAAGCAGTTTGTAATTCAGTTTTTTCTAATGCAAACAATGTTTTTCTTAAAACAGTAATAATTTGATCTGATTTCCAACCATTTGGTATTTCTCTATCTAATGTGATAGGACCATCTACATTAGTTCCACTAGCAGTTCTAATTGCATTGTTTGTAATGCTTACTATCTTGGCCCATTTGTAATCACCTACGTTAGCAGGGTCATAAAATTTCATTACTGAGCCAGCCTGTATAATTTTAAATAAATTATTTGCTGTGTTTAAATCAATAGCATTATTAGTTGTATATGTTTCTGTTAGGAAACCTTTACTACCTGTATCTTTTTTAGGTAATGTATTCCATGCAATATTGAAAAGTTCTAAATTAAATGTATCTTTGTAAGATGCAGTATTTAAAAAAGAATCTCTAAAATCACTGTATATAAAATCATTTAATTTTTGATTTTTAAGTATAGTTGGTATTTTTGTATTCACAAAATCCAACGGTGTATTTACATTGTCAAAATTAAAGTAATCAGATGAGTTTGATTTCTCTGAATACAATGCACCATCTTCTGCGATCGAAGTTGTAGTTTGAAAGGTGCTTGTTGGATCTGTGATATCAATATATCTACTATGTCCAGCATGTGTTTTATTTGTTACTTTAAGTTTTGAAATATTAGTACTCTTTGCTAAAGGGAGTACTTGGTAATCTTGGGCACTTATCATTCTATCTTGTGAGTAGTATGATTGTGGTGCTCTTTCTTTAATACCTGCTATAGTTTCTGCAGGCAAACTGTTGTTTACAGCATTTTCTAATCTTGTTGTAATTGTAAGTTCGTAGTTTTTACCATCACCATTTACATAAGGTATAGATGTTGTTACAACACCAAAGTCATCTGGCTGTACACTAAATCTTTCATTATCACTTGTTCTGTAATACACTCTATAGTTTCCAACAGGCACATTAGCAAAGTTGCCATCTGCAAATTGCATGTTGATACCACCGGTTCCTAAGTTTTGTACAGCATAAAGTAATGGTGTTTGTTTTGCCTTCACATTGTACATTAGTGTTTGTCCAATTGTGTTAGGCACTTTTTCCCATTTTGCTAATACACTTCTATCTGAATCTATTTGTTGCAAGTAAACATCAGTTTCGTTGATGTTGTCAACGCCAATTGTTTGTTGTCTATTTTCTACTGGTTGTGCAAAATTAAATTCTTGGTTTGCTAATGTTCCTTGTTTGAACATCATAAAGAAACCAGTATTGTTACTGGATAATCCTAATCCATCGTTTCTGTGTACTATAGAAAAATCGTTTTTTGGGTCTGGGTGCTTTTCATAAAAGAACCCTGCATCATCAAAATCTACGTTTACAAAGTCAAATGCTCTACTAACACCGTTTATGTCTCTTTTAAAGTTAAAAGTCAAAGGAGCATTTGTAGGAGTTTTTACATCGTACTTGTCGGTAGCAATGCCTCCAACTGTGCCTGATTTAACAGGCTTACTAAATCTATTCACGTTACCGAACGCACTATTTAATATAGTAATAAATTGTTCATAACTGTCTGGGTTGTTTGCATCATCCCAACTTACTGTTCTATTGTTAAGAGGTGTACTAGAACTATCTGTTAGAGGTTCTGATGTTGCGACACTTACAATTTTTGCTAATCCACTAGCCGCAATGTTTCTTTTAGGATTATATCCTAACTGTCTTGCAAGTTTAAATACTGAATCTCGTCTTTCTGCTGTTTCTAAAAAGTTCTCTCTAGTATTGACATCCATTCTAAATGCAATACTTTGAGCAAGGTATGCCAGCAATTCTATAATTGCTATGAATTCTGAACTTTCTATGTAGTCGTTAAAGTTTTCAGGAAAATTAGTTTTGATGTATTCGACCATTGCTGTACGAATAGTATCAAAGTCATATGCTTGAAAGTCTACCTGACTGTATGCTTGGTAGGCTACTTCCCAGTCTTCAGCCGCGAATAGATTATTTTGTCTGCTGTTTATTGCCATCTTAAGTCTCTGTATTATTTCTTGCAAAATCTAAATATAATACCTCTTCGTTAAGGAAAGGTAATATTTTAAGATTCACTACAATTTTAACAGTATGATCAAGTGCTTCAGTGAATATGTCCTGTAGTTCTACTCTAGGATCTTTCAATACTACTCTACGAACCTCATCTTCTACTTCCTGGATAAGGAACTTGTCCAGTGGGTTCATAAGTATGTCTTCAATTCTAGTGCCAAAGGAAGGTCTCATTACTCTCTCGCCTTTTTTAGCCTTGAGTTCATTGAGTAAGTCAGTTTTAATTAGTTCGCCATCCGTTAGTGTATACGGGGGTCTAATTCTTTCTTGCGTACTAAAGCCTCGATATATGTTTGCCATATCAATATTTATCAAGAACCTTTAAAACATGTTTTAAATCAACCAAAAAAACGGTTGACTTTATTTGTGTTATACTATATATTATATGGCGTGTGATGGAAATCACATTTAATTCATATTTTACACATTATAGGAAAAAAATGCGTAACGTTATAGAATATTTTGACAATATTTGCAAAAATGCCGAGAAAGCCAACAGAAAGTTAGCCGGCTCGGATCAATCCACAGGTTATGGTAACCGTTTTCACAAAATGGTATCTAAAAAGAAGAACCGTTTTGAGTCTATAGGAATCTACGATTCCTTTACTAAAAAGTATGTTCTTTTTGAAATGGTCAACTTAGTTGGTCAAAAAGACAAGATACCACAAGAGTTTAAAGACATGGAGATGCTTATCAAGAATGCCTTCAGAAACTAAGAATATAATTTTTTTACATGGCACTGGGCAATCTGCTCTGAGTTATGAATATTTTAATTTGTTTCTACCTGAGCATAGTTCTCATTGTTTAGAGTATGATGTTCATGAAGACTTTGATGATATTGTAAATAGATTATACAAGTACTATGTAGACAACTTAGCAGGTGAACAAGTACACCTTGTATGCCATAGTTATGGTTGTCTACTAGGTATGTATCTTGCTAGTCGCATCGATGCAAATGTAGAAAATTTTATTTCTTTAAGTGCTCCTTGGAAAGGTAGCAGAACTGCTAAGTGGTTAAACTTAGTATTTAGGCAAAGTAAACTGTTTCAAAACACAAGACCAGATAGTGACATAATTCAATCATTATCTAACTTAAACAATAATTTTAAGATAACTAATATTATTACCACAGGTTCATCTGGCGGTGGTAATGTATTAGCAGGATTTGGTCAAGAAAAAAATGATGGTTTACTAACGGTTCTAACACAAGAATCTTATCCTGATAATTTTAAAAATGTAACTGATATAAAATTTGCATTAAGTCATAACGAAGTTTTACTAAGTTACGATGTAGTAAACATTTTAAAAGAAAAAATATTTAATGAGTAAGCAAAACGTAACTTTAAATAATACCCTAGAGGAAGAACTCAGAATAATTGTATGTGAGCAAAAGAAACAAATTGTTGAGCTTGAAACACTTGTTAAACTATTGCAACGTAATATCAAAGATCTCGAAGAGCAAAAATATAATGCTTATAAGAGATTAGCAGAAAAAACCACTACACTAATTGCTTAGTTGTCGTCTTTGGGACGATATTCCCAAGGTTCTCTAGTAGTAATCAGACGCAATAAACTTTTTATTGTGTCTCTAACACCATCCCTTTTACCTTGTGTAGGCATTGGATCGGTATTCTCATCTACCTCGTCTGGATTTTCTGGATATTCCCAAATAGGTTTTTCGATTGGTTGATCCAGGAATTGATTTACAACATGTGGTGTTGCAACTTTGCCTTTTTGTGCCTGTTCCGCAGTACCACCATCATTTAAATGTACACTAGAACCAAGTACATTATTTCTACCACTTGCTTGTGAGTTTATAGTTGATCCAGATTTAATATCAACTCCACTAGAACCATAAACTTTAAGTTTACCATCTGATGTTGTTTCAATGTCACCGATTGCAGTTTGATGTATTTTTGTTTGAGATGTAAGATGAATTGCACCAGTACTATCTGTTTGTAATACAAAGTCTTTTTTGTTTAACCAGTTTGTTTGATTGCTTATGTTGAGACTAAAGTTTCCTTTTGGATTACCGTCAACGTCTAAAATTTGGTCTGCACTTTCATATTCTCCGGCTTGTACATATATTGAAGAATTTGCTTCTAAATTTAAATTTTTATCAGATCTAATATTCACATTGCCTTTTGCTCTCATATTAAAATCTCTTTCAGCATAGACATTTATATCTCCTGCATCTGACATCTCTATCCAAGCAGTTCCTTTTTTGTTTATAATATAAATGTCACCAGATGTATCATCAAGTAATATTTGATGTCCTCCTCCAGTTCTAATTCTAACATTCTTGCTTTCACCTTCTATATCACCATCATCTAGAACAATGCTATGTCCTGGTTCTCTGTGAGTATTATCTTTTTTACTAGTTCTTTTATTTGCTACTTCTGGACCGGGAGTGAGTATTCCAAATACTTGACTTGGTGATTCGCGCCTTGCAGAAGATACACTGATTCCTCTAACTGAATCATGTATTAAACCTTGTTCTAAAATTGCTTTTGTTACATAAGGGTTTATAGGTCTTTTTGCATTTATGCTATGACTAACAGATTCTTCATTTCTGTTTTTTTCTGCAACCGGAACTTTTATGTCAGTACCGTATGCAGGACCGGCCGCATTACCCGGAACCATATGTTGTAGTTGATCAGGATATAGACAACTTATTACAACTGGAAATTTTCTTTTACCATCGGCAAAACATACTAACACAAAGTTACCTGGATCAGGTGGTACCATCCACATACCATATGTTTTTTGTGTATCATGAAAACCGTATACTTGTTCATCTTGTCCTATTTTTGCTGAGTGTGTGCTACCAGCAAACGGACTACTCCAATATGCATTGTAGTATCCGTTAGGATCATCTCTGTCTTTACTTAGCATTGGAATATAAACTGTAAGCCTACCACTATGTGTAGCATCTTTTGGCCTTACAATAATTTCACCAATATACACACCAAAGTCCAAGTCAGCATGTCCACGCAACTTGTCTCTAAGTCCTTTATTGGTTACTCTAAATCTATCTGCCTTATAAGCCATTAGTCATCTACTCCGTCATATGAATTCTGTGTCATATCAAGTTTTGCTAAACTTAATGCTGTTTGTTTTTTAGCATTAGTTTCTATTTCAAACATACCACCACTAAAGTTTGCAGTTATACCGAATATTTGGTACACACCACTTAAAAAGAATGCTGTACCTTGTTGACTCATGTACCCGCTATTTTCGTCTTCATCATCAATATTAGGATCTCTAACACGTGGTGTTTGCATTGTGAATAAAAAGTAATTATCACTTCTATTGTATACTATGTACTGATCTGTGGAATTTTCTTCTTCCTCATTTGCTTTTTTGACTAACTTTGGTGACTTTGGTTCTACTTCTGGCGGCCCTAAATACCAAGGATCTCCTCTAACTTTTAATCCAAGGTCTACTAGTATACTTGCATCGTTTACGTTTTGATACATGTATCCAAACAATGTGCCTTTAGCACCTCCATCACTAGTATTTGAATTATTTACAATAACATTGTGGTCATATACCATACCTGGCAAAGGACCCACATCTGCTTCGTCGCCTTTGAGAGCATTTGCTAATGAGTTAGTGACTTGTTGATCTGTTAGTTCGCCAATGACAGTTGGGCTACCACCTGCATCATGCATTAGTTCAGCACTATAAATGAACCCACTTGGTTCTGGTTTATATGTACCATCAAAATCATTTGTAGGTGTGGTATCTGCATTGTTATCAGAAGCCGCTGTTTGATAATAATCTGTAGGATTCTGTCCACCACTTTGTAAATAGTTTATAGTTTGTGCTAACCTATTTCTTTGTTCTTTGTCTTTTCTTAAATTATTTCTCTCTTCTTCTGTTAGATTCAATCTATCAGCAATTTTATCAAAGTACTGATCATCGTTTTTTAATTTTTTAGCAATTTGTGTAGGATCTTCTACAGCCGCATCTGTTTTTGCTTGTCTTTCTTTTCCTTCATTATCTCCATCTGTTGAAGGACTACCAGGTGCATTTGGACTTGATGAAGCATCACCTAGATAACCTCCACCTGGTGCGGCCAATAATACTTGACCTGCTTTATATGATATATCTGCACTAAGTATTTGATCATTAAGACCAGTATACAAATAATGATATGCTTTTTTAATTAGTAATTCATTTACACGTTTTGTAACGTTTTCTTTAGACAGTTTAAATTCACTCTGCGATAAATTGTTGTCTTGATCAGCGGTCTTATATATTATAGGCTTGTATGTAACTCTTCGAGCATAAGCATTACGTCTTGCATCATAACCATTTTCTATATATTCCATATCAGCAGTCATTTTATACCAATATGTAAATGTTTGATTTAAATCTAAGCCATGCTCGTCAATAACAGGATTGTCTAATCCTCCTTTTTTCCTAGATGATTTATCTAAGAATGCTTCGTTCATTACTAGCATAGTTGATAATATTCTGTGAAAGTTTGTTCCTTCGGGTACTTGTATTCTATCTCTTCTCCAAAAGCCTCCGGTGGCTTCTATGCCACCATCCAAACTTTCTGGTGAGTCTTCTAACATTTTTTCAAATTCTTCACGTGATTTTATGCCATACGATTCTGCATTCATCAACCTGTTTAATTGTTCAGCATCTTTGTAGTTACTATATTTGATGCTGTCATCACCTAGCACTTCTTTAAGTTGACTTAAATCAAAAACAACTTCATCACTGACAAGTTCTTCTTTTTTATTATTTTTTGTATAGTTTTCGATTGCTTCTGTTAAACTGTCAAAACATTCTGTTATGGTATCACCTGTAAATGATGTATCTGCTGGTAATGTATAATATTTGTCAGTCCATGCTTCGTCATCACCAATAGTTACAAAAAAGTCATATGTACTGCCGGCATCTGTAATAGAAACATCAACAGTGGCAATATGACATTCGTAAATGTATGGACCTGCTATTTGTGTTTCTATTTCACCACCACCTTCTAAATCATCTAAATCTTCTGTATAACCTTTAAAATTTATTTCTAAAAATAAAGGTACTGGTGCAAAAACACCTGCTTGAATTCCTAAATGTTTTTTAGCGGCCTGTATTTGGTCTAATAAATCTGCGGCACCAGGTTGTATTAGTGTAAACTGTGCCGATGTGGCAAAAGCACCACTGGCTCCTTTTTTAATATCAATTGATAAGTCATCAATTTGTACACCTGTTACACTAGTCTGTGCAATGATAACTGTATTTTGAGGTTCGGCTGATTTTGCTTTTCTGAGATATCCTCCCCCGTCTGATGTGAGGTCGGGAATCATATAAAGTTTTAATGTGTAAGTAGAATTTTGATAAGCATCAAGAATATTACCTTGTACTTTGCCAATATATCTATCTTCTTTTTCTACTTTAGATTGATTAGGATTTTTATCTGTCATTACAATACTCTATCAATAGTTTCTCTTGGAGGAATATAAATGTTTGTACCGGATGTAAAATCTGTCAAAGGGTCGATGATTACATCTGGGTTTCTTAGTGCAAAAACCCACCACAACTTTACAGTTCCATATAATTCATGTGCTAATAAATCCGGTCTATTTTCATATCGAGATTCTATTGCATAGAGTCGATCAGCAGTACTTTTTGGAATCTTAGGTAGATTATTCATCCCTAGATAGAACTTGTTTACGTCTGCTTTTTTCAAAAAACTGTGATTGTCATGAAAACTTGCCATTAAATAAATCCTTGATTGTACTGCTTGCCGCTTGTAAATGCATTAAGATCAAACCTTTTTCTTGTTTTTCTGTATGTGTACTGTGGTGCTAATTCAATCATAACACTTGTTTCGGTTGGCATCATAGTAGTTGTGCCTTTAAATTTTACTGGAACATAATCAACATCTGCTGGTAATTGGAAGTTGTAGTTTCTAATAATTACTGGCAATTTGTTAAATCCAAATTCTCCTAGGTATTCAAATAATAATACTGGAGGTGGTGTTCCGTAGTATCCACCTGTTACAGCCGCATCACCGTAATATGCTTTAGTTACACTTCTTAAGAAATGAAATACTGCTAACATATATTGTCCTTCTTCTATTGTGTTTGCTGTAAACGTACCTGTGATAGGTAGTGTAGTTGGTCTAGAACTTATAAATGTATAAAACGGATAGTTTGAACCGTGTTGTTGTGCTTCGTTATAATCTACTGAGGCTTGCAAAAATATATCTGGTGTAAACGGATAGACTATACCACCTCTATCTTGTAAAGGTTTAAGTATGCTGTCTTTTTGTTCTTCGCCTTTTGAATCTACTAATCCATAGGCAAACTTCTCACCGCCACGTTTTGGCCGTATTCTTGCCCTCCAATCTACGTCTTTAAACGTAGTAGAGTCTGTTCTGCTTATCAACGAGTCAAACGGATTGTCCGGTGTTTGCGTCTCTTGATTAAATTCTGTTTCGCCTGCCATAATTGCTCCTGTGTTATATTTATCACGATAAATAATAACGAGTTTTAATTTTTAAAAAAAACGTTGACTTTTGCAAAATAATGTATTATAATGCGTTATCAGTAAAGGAGATTACATGGTACAGGCTAAGAAACAGAATTATTTAAACAATAAAGATCTACTAAAAGAAATACATAAAAGTAAGATGACTTATTGCTACATTCAAGATGACAGATACTTAAATGTAGACATCATTGTTGATGATGTTAAAAAAATCAACAAAGCAACAATTAAACAGGCACAATTAAACCGTGTTTCTAAAATGCAATCAACTGCTTATCAAGAAGCAGTAGCAAAAGGAGACTGGGAGAAAAAGCCAAAACAAAAGGACTTTGCAGTTGATCCTGACACTATTCCTGTAGACGAATTAGTGTTTAGGGTAATGACATATGAGCATATTCCTGATGAACCTGGAAGAAAGAAAACTACTAAAACTCTTGCTGACACAAAAGCAAAAGTAAACTTCCCACCATTCAAGCACTATATACTTGATAGTAATGGTATCAATCCTAGGGAAGTTGCTAGAAGTCATTGGGAAGGTAGTTTAAGTAACGGTCAGTTTAATTGTGAACATGGACAGATTACAAATGAACTTGGCAGAATGTTTATGAAACTTGTTGAACGTTACAGTCAAAGAGGTAACTGGAGAGGTTACACTTATGTTGATGAAATGCGTGGACAAGCATTAGTACAACTTGCTCAGGTTGGATTGCAGTTCAATGAAGCAAAATCAGATAACCCATTTGCTTATTATACTGCAACAGTGAATAACAGTTTTACAAGAGTTCTAAATTTAGAAAAAAGAAATCAATCAATACGTGATGACATTCTCATTGAAAGCGGACACTTACCAAGTTATGGTAGACAGATTCAGTACGAAAACGAAATAAAGGCCGCTAGAGAAGAAGCACAGACCGAACTAGAAACTTCACCACAAGAGTAATCTTATATGGCAAACCTTTTTGAAAGGGCCGCATGTTTTACAGATATACATTACGGCTTAAAACAAAATAGTAGACAACATTTAAAAGATTGTCATGACTTTGTTGATTGGTTTATTGCAGAAGCAAAAGCCAGAGACGCAGAGACATGTATCTTTTTGGGCGACTGGCACCACCATAGAGCAAGTATAAACATTGCTACAATGAATGCCACAATTAAAGACCTTAAAAAATTAAATGACAATTTTGAAAAAGTCTATTTTATTACTGGCAACCATGATTTATATTACAGAGAAAAACGTGACTTAAACAGTATTGAATTTGCTAGAGATTTACCAAACTTTATAATGATCGACGAGCATTTCTGTGAGGACGGTGTTGCAATTATACCATGGTTAGTTGGCGATGAGCACAAACAACTAAACAAACTAGATTGCAAATACATGTTTGGACATTTCGAGTTACCGTACTTTAAAATGAATGCAATGGTAGAAATGCCAGATCATGGTGGTATTACTGCAAACGATTTAAGTAACCCCGAATATGTGTTTAGTGGTCACTTTCATAAACGTCAATACAAAAACAATATACATTATATAGGCAATGCTTTCCCACATAACTATGCAGATGCTGGTGACAATGAACGTGGTGCTATGTTTTTAGATTGGGGTGGCGAACCTGTATATGTAAATTGGCAAGAATGTCCAAAGTATGTCATGACAGGTCTTAAAGAGTTACTTGATAAAGCAGATGATATACTTGATGCTCAAACACATGCTAGAGTAAAACTTGATATTGGTATTAGTTACGAAGAAGCAAACTTTATTAGAGAAACATTTGCAGAAAAATACGGAGTAAGAGAACTACAACTTTTACCTGTTAAGGAAGAAGAAGAAATTTTTGAGGGTGCCGAAATTCAATTTGAAAGTGTAGATCAAATTGTTATACAACAATTAGAAACAATCGAAAGCAACTTAGTTGATACCCAAAAACTTATTACTATTTACAGAGAGTTAGAAGTATAATGCTTACTATAAAAAATGTGAGTGCAAAGAACTTTATGAGTATTGGTAACAATACTCAAGCAGTAAACTTTGACACAGAATCACTAACATTGGTTTTAGGTCACAATCTAGATCTGGGTGGCGACGGTAGCAGAAATGGTACTGGTAAAACCACTATTATCAATGCACTCAGTTATGCATTATATGGTGATGCACTAACAAACATTCGTAAAGATAATCTCATAAACAAAACAAACGGCAAAGGCATGATTGTTACTGTTGATTTTGAAATCAACGGCACCGAGTACAGAATTGAAAGAGGTCGTAGGCCAAATGTATTAAAGTTTTTTGTGAATGGGTCTGAGGCGGCCGATGATGAACAACAGGGTGATAGCAGAGAAACACAAAAAGACATTGAAAAAATAATTGGTTTCCCTCATAATATGTTTAAGCATTTAATTGCACTAAACACATATACCGAACCTTTCCTCAGCATGAAAACAAATGATCAACGTGATATGATTGAGCAGTTGCTAGGAATTACTGAAATTAGTTCAAAAGCAGAAATACTAAAAGAAAAATTAAAGGAAACTCGAGATAGAATTAAAGAAGAAGAGTTGCGAATACAAGCAGTAAACAATGCCAACGAACGTATTGAAAAAAATATAAAGGACATTGAATTACGTGGTAGAGCATGGGCTAAGAACAAAGAAGACAAGGTTCAACAATTACAAACTAGTCTAGATGCATTACAACAAACTGATATTGATGCAGAATTAGAAAACCATAGACAAGCAACAGAAATAAATCAAAAATATACACAAATACAGAGTGTACAAAATGAGGTTAAACAACTTACAACTAGTTTAAAACGCAATGAAGGTAACCTTGCAACACTTGTTAAAAATATTAAACTTGCTAAAGAAGGTATATGTCCTGCGTGTGAACAAAGTACAGCACATTTAGATACGCACGAAGAATACACAACGGATTTAGAAACTAAACTAGCAGAAGAAAACTCTTACAGCAAAGAGCTACAAACTAAATTATCAACATGTGAAAAGCAATTGATTGACTTAGGCGAGTTACCAGAAACACCAATTACATTTTATAACAACATGGAAGATGCATTACAACACATGCATAACGTTGAGACAATAAAATCTCAAATAGATGAAAAAATTAAAGAACAAAACCCATACACTGAACAAGTTGAACAACTAAAAGAAAATGGTATGGAAGAAATTAGTTACGACTTAATAAACGAACAAACTTATTTAAAAGAACACCAAGAATTTTTACACAAATTGTTGACCAGTAAAGATAGTTTTATTCGTAAGAAAATTATTGATCAGAACTTGCAGTATCTAAACTATAGACTAGGACACTATTTAGACAAACTAGGCTTACCACATGATGTTAAGTTTAGCAGTGATCTGAGTGTAGAAATTACAGAGTATGGCAGAGATTTAGACTTTGATAATTTAAGCAGAGGTGAACGTAACAGACTTATATTAGGTATGAGTTGGGCGTTCAGAGATATCTACGAAAGCCTAAATAGACCAATGAATTTGATGTGTATAGATGAACTGGTAGACAGTGGCATGGATACCACTGGTGTTGAAAATGCATTGGCAGTTCTTAAGAAGATGGGTCGAGAAGCAAATAAGAACGTCTTCCTTATATCACATAAGGAAGAACTGCAAGGTCGTGTAAATAACGTCTTGTATGTAATCAAAGAAGGAGGATTCACTAGTTATAGCAATGACATTGAAATCCTCGAAGAGACTTAATGAGTGCATGGTACTATAAAGGACAAGTAGTAGACGAATTACCCGAAGGTTGTGAAGCCATTGTTTATCTTATAACCAATAATACAAATGGTAAGAAATATGTTGGTAAAAAATTAGCAAAGTTCAAAACAACTAAACCTCCCTTAAAAGGAAAAAAGAATAAACGTAGAGGCACTAAAGAAAGTGACTGGCGTACTTATTGGGGTAGTTCTGATAATTTAAAAGAAGACGTAGAAAAATTAGGTGAAGATAAATTTACCCGTGAAATACTTTACTATTGTCCTAGTAGAGGAGTTGCTAGTTACATAGAGGCAAGAGAACAGTTCGAAAGAAAGGTTTTAGAATCAGACGATTATTACAATGGAATTATCAATGTTCGAATAGGCGGTTCAAAAATTTTGCGAGAATCTCTTAAAGAGTTATAAGTATCAGTCAAGGCACATTACAGACACCCAGTCAGACTAACATAGGCACACACATAGGTCCATACACCACCCCATCGAGGCACATAATATCGATTTCCTTGACAATCCGTTAAACACGGTGCGAGATTCTGGAATGTATGGCGTAAATGAGATACATACACACGACAACAGTATTAGATGATGCAGGCAATGAAAAACAGCAACCTGCAAATTTGTATAACTGAACTCTACAAGGTTATACAGGTTTCCGTAAGTGCGAAAGCAGTGACGGTAGTGTAGGGGAGATAAGGCTTACCACTTCCCGTTTAAACACCCGAGTTAGAGATGGCGATGCTCATCATGATGACATCATTTTATTCACCCGGCAACGGGTGAATTATGGCTTAACTTTCATGATAACCTTTAATAATAAAAATTCTTCTAACAAAAACTGATATGAACGAAGTGAATGAAGTTTGCAGTTGGAAAGATACGAAGTATCTATTAGAAAGACTGTAAATAAGTTATAGTGTCAGAATAACTTTTTCTTAAGTTTAAACTGAATAATTTAGTTAGTTCATTTATATTACTATGATCACAACCATGTTTTTTAGTAACATCTAAAATCATTATTTGTTGAGGGTTTATATATTTGTTATGTGAGGGATCTTCATGAGTTATGTATACAGGAAAATCATTTAGATTAAACAACACATTACATTTTCTAGTAAATGGGTTTCTCCAACCTGTTAAAAAATCTTCATGAAGTTGTACTATTTGATTAGGGTTTACATTTTCAAACCCTGCACTATGTTCAGGTAATACTTCTATAGGACTTACTGCTAGTTTTATTTTATCTGCACAATTTAAATCTTTAACCATTAAAATATCTTGCGTCATGTCAGGCGTGTCTGCTCTATGCATAAAATACTTTTTATCTTCTGGTATAGTAGTAGATATTTCTTCTTCTAAAGACAATAACAAATCTACATCATAATCAAAATTTAATACAGTACTAAACATTAAACAACTCCTTTGTTTTATCGTAATTAAGTTTTGTATTAAGTGTTAAAAATTTGTAATCATAATCATGTCCATTTGTAGAGCCATGCATTTTTTGTGTGTTTATTAAAAACATCTCGCCAGGTGCAAATGTGTGTTTTTTAGATTCACCGTTATTGCTGTGAAAAATTACAGCATCGGATTCTGACACATTTATTAGTAAATTAGATTTTCTTATGTGATCAGTGTGTGGATCAAGTGTGCTGTTTGCTGGTATAGTTTCTGCACCAATAAGATAATCGTCGTCTAGATTAAATTCTTCGACAAATTCTTGTGGTAATATATCCTTTAATCTACCAACAGGAAAAACACACTGAACTATGTTATTATATTCAAATTCCCAACGTCCGTGACCTTGTAATTGCTGTAGATTAGTAAAAATATCCTTGTACATTTGCATATATTTATGGTAAAAATTGCCACTTTTCTTGGTAAAATGGTTGACTTTTCACACTATTTTAGTATAATAGTATGTATTGTTAGGAGTAACAGAAACATGAAAATAACGGTATTACAAGAAGTAACAGATTGGCCTTATAAGGGTGTGTATCACGTGAATGGCTCTAACGAGTTAGTGGCATATCAAGCCAGTTTAAAGGCACCAGAAAAGGTGTTTAAGAACCCAATTAAGCAATTTTCTAAATCTCATAGAAAGTTTGAAACTATTAGACAGTATGAGATAGAAAACAATGACCCTAATGTAATTGAGGTTATTGGATCAAATGGCAATGTTTACACTATCAGAGATGGTAAGTGTAGTTGCCCTGGTTACACATACAGAGGAAACTGTAAACATGTTAAATAAAATTGTAAAAAATGTTTTGGATTTTGGCGTAATTATTGCAATAGGTATTGTACTTACATCTTGTGCTAGTGGAGGAGGTAGTGCCGGTGTTGCCATTGAACCTTCTTACACACCACCCCCAACAACAACCACTACCCCAGATGATAAAAGACATCAGTTTGAATCATTTTCTGATACATTTACACAATCAGCAAGTTCACTAGGTTACAACAAAGTAACTTATCAAGTAGGTGAGTTTAACGATACACAATGGGTAAATGGAAAATATACTGTAGAAGATTTTTCATTTTTACAAGTTGTTATAGATGGTAATCATCCTGGTAAAGATTTAAACAATCCTGACAGTGATGAGTATTCTGCAGGTGGTAATTGGATGACCAATGCCAGTTTAGTCATTGAAAATGATGTCAATCTAGATGGTAATAGTGACTTTATTATTTACATGCAAACATTTGGTGACAGGAACACATTACCAGGTATGAGAATGTTGCAATTTGTAAATGATGGCAATGGACATTTTCAATTAGATTGTAGTGTTTTTGAAAACAATGTTTGTCCTATTGTGTTTGGCCAAGGTTCTACTATGAACAATATGGGTTGGTACCACAATGAAGATGCTCCTGTACAAGATTATAACTCAGGTGTTGCTCATCAATATGATTTGAATGGTGATGGTAACAAAGACATTTTTAATGTCAGTCAGTTATGGCTAACAGACAATGGTAAATTTGTTGATGCACACGATAACCTACCTGACTTTATGTTTGAAAACCTAAATGCCGACGGTGTTGATGTTGGTATTTTTGTTCATGACCATGCAGTAGGTGATTTAAATGGTGACGGTTACAATGATATATTCATGCCTAACACTACACCTATAAGCACACACAACAACGGCTACAAGTTTTTTATGCTAAACGATGGCACAGGTAACTTTAAAGATGTTAGTTTTAAAGTAGGGCATTCAGCCTACTTTGCTACATCTACAACTATTGCAGATTTTGACAACGATGGATTTGGTGATATTGCATTAGGTTGGAGTGCTTCTGCTTATAGAGACTTAGGCGGTAATAGTGTTGGTGGGATATATTGGGGCAATACTGATATGGATTACACCAGAGACTATACAGCATTACCTCCGGGTTATTATGAGAATAATATTGCATATGATATGCAAGTGATAGACTCAAATAATGACGGACTGTTAGACATTGTTATTGCTAACACAAATGCTGACCCTTATTATCAAGGTCATGTTTTACAATTGATAATCAATAATGGAAACAGAGATTTTAGTCAATTTTCATTTTTGGACGACGGTGCTACTACAAGTGATTTAGGTGCAGGACATATTTATGTTTTAGATTTCGACCATGATGGAGATATGGATATTTTTGTAGGTCCTGGACAAGACTCTTATGTACTTTACAATAACGATGGCGACTGGAGTTGTAAAAATTGTGAATTTGCCAGACCTGATAATGGTGCAGTAATGAGTTTGTTATTTCCTGTAGAAGTTGATGGCATGTATGAGTACGACTTTATTGGCATTGATATTATGAACATGAGTGATACACAGACTGTGAGTAACTTTTACATTAGTTTAGATCCTCCAGCACAATTACAAGAAATGCGTAATGAACTGTTTGACAAATCCATCGATTATGCCAAGGCAGTTTTTAATAACAAAACTATGTTTCATAATATTAAAAATACTTCATTGTCAAATAGTGTATTTTATGTAGACAATACACATAACAGTATTGCAGGTTATTCACATAACTTTGACAACTTTGGTATTACACTTGGTCAAACAAATGAAGGCGGATTGTTTTATGTAGATAGACAGCACGGTACATACCATTATGGTATTGGTTACTTTACTAACAGCATTGATGCACTCAGTTTTGGTAATTGGTATGGCACTGGTTCTGCTGTATTAGATTTTGACACATTTAATGCGTATGCAGAAAAGTTTTTACCTTTGTCAACAAATATATTTGTAACTTCAGGTGTAGCATTATATCAGACAGACGTAGCAGGTTTTGTAGAAGAAAATAGTCAATACAATATTACTGTACAAGATTTTACCATGAATGATTTAGAGATGTACACAGACATTACTGCTGTTTTACCTTCTCAATACGGTACTACTTTGCTTAGTGCAGGAGTAAGTTCTCATTACAGTTTAGGTACAACTGACATTACTTGGGATGGTGGCTTGGTATCTAAATTCAAGCAAGACGATCAAGTTGCTAGAGCAACAATCAGTCATACTTATAAAATGTTTTATGCTAAAGCAACGTTTAGCTCTGTGGATAGCGATACATTTGAAGTAGGATTTAACTTACAGTTTTAACCCATCCAATCACCGCTTTTATCACCACTCTTGGCTTTGTTATATTTGTTAAGGGTGGTTATAAGAGTATCTCGTTCAACAGGACTGAGGTGCCATGCTTCTGAATAAGACACGGCGCCTTCACTGTATATAGCCAGCTCTGCTACTGTTTTGATAATCTTCTTCTGTTCTGCGTCGAGTTGACCTAAGTAGCCTGTAATTGCCTCAGGCTCTGCTGTGCCTAGGAACCCGTGAAAAAATTTACAGGATCAAAGTTGATGGGTGCCATAAACTCTTCTCCACATTCTTCGTTGCTACATGTAACGGCAATATCTTGTTTAACACCTTTGGTGTTTATGCCATTTACTAGTTCTTCGATTTCTTTACCAGTACGATTATCTGTGTTTTCTAAAAACTCTCTGATAGTTGCTTTGTCTTTAACACTAACATTTTCACCATCTTCGTTTGCATACGTTATTGATGATATGCTTTCAATTAAAAGTTCAAAATTAAGATCTGCAAGTGTTACAAAACTTTCGTTAAATGCTTTTAATCTTTCCATATCGTCTTTCATTTCTGAAATACTTTGCATACTTCTTGTACTTTGGAAACTGGCAACACCAGCCTTAATAGTACTACTATAGTCAAACGGTAATGCTTTTATTTGCAATCCATTTGATAATGTAATAGAATATTCTTCGTTGAGTTCTTCCATTGTGAGTAAAGATTGTTCAACACTAACTGTAAGATCAGTTGTGGTCTCACATTTAGGGCATTTAGCCGCAACATCTACGTCATCTCCGGAACTTGCTCCTCTGATAGCAATTAGTAATGCGTCTACGTCAGCACTATAAAGTTTTTTAGGTTTCTTTATTTGCGGTACGCAACTTTTTATTAAACTAGATACTGCTTCACCATTTAAAAGTGCATCAGGGTTTTTCAGCAATAATTCATCCTTTGTTGTCATAGGGTAAATTGCCAATTCCTCGTTTACAGCATCTGCATCGATTATTCCTTCATCATAAAACTGACCACCACTTGGTAATTTTGTGTATAATTTAGGTGCCCTAAAATAGGCACTTAAAGGATTCTGTGTATTTTTGCTCATTAAAACTCCTGTTTATATTTTATGATAAATACAATTAAATTAGTTATATCATTTATGATTTAACAGTTTACTTATTTATCTGAGTTAAAACTAGTTATAAAGGATTTTTCGAACTGAAATGATTGAATTTCAAATAGACGGACAAAATTATCGCTTTCCAGATTGGGTAACAGAGACCACTGGCTTGCAAATGAGAGATTTGCTTAAAGAATTAGCAAAGAGAGCCGGTGCCTCCGATTCACACTTAACTAGATTGATAAAAGCACATGAAGAAGCAGTTGAAGAATTAAAAGATCAAAGTAAAGACGGTAAGAAAACTGATGATGACCAAAAGAAACGTGACGAAAAATTAGTAAGAAAAATTGACGACATGGTTGACGGACTCGACGATGTTAGAGCCGCAACAGAAAAAATAGAACTAGAAGTACCTAAATCTTTCAGAGATAAATTAGCAGACAGTTTAGAAGCAGACGGAGAAGTAATTCTCGGCTCTCTTGGCGGCGTAGCAGAAAAACTTGTTAAAGTAGGCGGAGTAATGGGCGGTGCCTTATTGGGTGGCGCAGGTTATGTCGGTAGCAAACTAATGGAAGCCGGTGATACTGTAAACGGTTTAGTTAAAAACGGTATAGGTTTTAATCAAACGTTTGCCAGTGTAGGTGGAACAGCCACAACTGCTACAGCACAACTGGGTGCATTAGGCTTAGGTTTTTCCGAAGCCGCTGAGTTGATGAAAAGAAATTCTAATGTAATTGCTACTCAAGGATTTAAACGTTTCGATGCAACAATGAAATTTGCCGCTGATACTTCAGAAGAACTAGGTATGAGTTTTTCAGACAGCATAGAAACATTTGCTGAAGCATTATCAACACGTCAACGTTTCTTAGATCTAGGTGGGGTAAATCAAACTAGATTAAACTCTCAAATTGCAAAAACAACCAAAATACAAACGGTATATGCTACAGCACTTGGTGAAAGTGTAGATAAGATACAGCAGTTTGTTGATGATTTATTATATAATAACGGCACACTAACAGCATCTATACTGAGATTTAGTAACACAGTAAGAAGTGATTTAGTTGCTGGCCTAGAAGTATTTGCTGGTGGCCTTAGAGCAATGGGCGGTAAGTCCGGTGAAAATATTGCAGATGCATTCGTCGAAGCAGGTGCCAAGGGTGCTATAGGTTTAAGTGATGCGGCTATAGGACTAGTAACAGCATTACCTAATCTTGCTGGTCCAATGAACGAATTTATTAGTGGTGTCCAAAATGGTACATTAAGCCAAGATCAAGCCAACGATATGGTACAAGGCCTGACAAGTAATTTAGGTAATTTAAGTAGTACAGAAAAAGAAAGAATTAGATTACTTGCTAGGGCAGGTGATGAGTCTGCACAAATGTTATCACAATCGATTGCACAGTTTGAACAATCTGAAAAGAAATTAGAAGAAATAAACAAACAATTAGGTGTTCCATTAAACATGGACCTTGTGCAAAAGGGCAGAAACGAATTTGCAAAAGTTTTAGCACAGGCAGGTGGAATGGTAGAAAGCACATTCTTTACTTTGTTTGCTGAGCCGGAAGTAACAAAAGCACTAATGGATGGCGTTAAAGAAATAATGGGTGTGTTTGGAATTGCCACAGATGATATGTCTGGGTTAAGAGACAATGCAAAAGAATTTGCAAAGAACTTAGCCGAAAAAGCAATACCAATTATAAAATCAGTTGCCGCAAGTTTAAAAGAATTTGCAGAATATTTAAGAGATACATTTCAAGAAGGTGGTATCAGCGGTGTAATTGGCGACGTAATGAGTAAAGCCGCAGGTGCAGTAGTTAAAGCATTATTCAAAGGTTTACTAATCTTTGGTACTATGTTGTTTGCGGCAAGTGCCGCCAAAGTTGCATTTATGACATACGTTATGCCATCAGTAA